TGGTGGAACAATTAACCAAACTATATCAGATGTAGCACACAATCAACCACTAAGAACTCCAACAAACATTCATATTGCTGGTAGACCATATGGTTATAAAAACAAATATTACGATACTGGTATTGGTGATTGGGTGGAAAATAAAAGAAACAGAAATATTATCCGACCATTTAAGGGTGATATTAGTGAATTCCGTATTTTTGATAGTGCAATTCCATCACAAGCTACTTCAAGTTTTTTCGTAACTGAAAGTGCTATTAACAATGTAGGTAACATTTTTTACGAACATGGTATCGCTACAATTACGACACCAACTGGTAGTAATTTCCCAACTGGGCATTATCATAACATATTTACAGATGGATATAACCTAGATTTTAGGGGTTCTAAAGAAGTTGTAGAAAACTTGTATATATGTAACTTGTTAGATTCTGAATTTAATGTAACACAGAATCCTACAATTATAGAACCAGCCTCATCTTCATTGGGAACGGTCAGTGCTTCATTTACTGAGGACGAAAATTTCAATCCATATATAACAACAATTGGTCTTTATAATGATAGTAATGAACTTCTCGCAATTGGTAAATTGGCACAGCCAATTCAAAAACCAATAGACTATGATATTACTTTCATGATAAGATTTGACACATGACCACAAAAAAGCAAAACATTGAAAAAGCTAAACCAAAGGGTAATATTAGATTTTCCATTTCACTTTCAGAAGAACAAAAGTTAGCGAAATCTCAAGTACTTGAGTATCCATTTTCATTTATTCTTGGAAAGGCTGGTAGTGGTAAGACTCTTTTAGCAGTTCAAACGGCACTTGACCTTTACTTTAAAAGAGAGGTTAATAAGATTATTATAACAAGACCAACTGTTTCAACAGAGGACAATGGATTCCTTCCGGGAAGTGAGAAGGAGAAGATGACTCCGTGGCTTGTTCCTATTCAGAGTAATATGCGTAAGGTTTACAATAAACCAGAAATCTTACAGAGGATGGAAGCTGATGAGAGTATTGAGTTGGTATCCCTAGCCCACTTCCGTGGTAGAACATTTGAGAACGCAGTCTGTATTGTGGACGAGTTTCAAAACCTAACTAAATCACAACTTGCTATGGTGTTAGGTCGTTTGGGTAAAAACTCTCGTATGATCCTAACGGGTGATCATCAACAGATTGACTTGAAAGATCGTAACTACTCTGCAATCTCCGAACTTCCAAAGTTAAGAGATTCTAAGTATGTTTATACAGTCAGGCTTCACGACAATCATAGGCATGAGGCTATTGATGAAGTGTTGACGATATTAAGTGAATATTAATGTCCCATTGGATTTATGATAACAAGGTTGTAACAGATGTACCAGAGGGCATCGTGGGATTCGTGTATCTGATTACCAATACCGAAACTGATAAAAAATACATAGGACGAAAATATTTCCACTCTACACGTAGGGTAAAACAAAAAGGTAGAGTCCGAAAAAAAGTTGTTAAAAAGGAGTCAAATTGGAAAGAATACACATCATCTAGTGAAGAGTTGAATGAAGCTATTGAACAATTTGGCAAAGAAAAGTTTACGTTTGAAATCTTACAATACGGAAAAACAAAGGGGGAGGTAAATTACTTAGAAGAATATTATCAGTTTATGTATAATGTCGTTCTCCGTGAAGATTTCTATAACAAGTGTATTGGTGCAAATAAGTTTATGGGCTTGAGTAAAAGTAAGAACAAGTCTAATTTATTAGAATCAATAAAAAAAAGGTTGTGATTTTAAATTATTTTTCTTATATTAGTTGTTGACTATGACTAATGCTTTAATTTCATTAATAAATACCACATTTGGTTCTTCCTCTACTAAGGGTGATGAGTGTATGGTAAATTGTCCATATTGCCACCACCGAAAAAAGAAGATGAGTATTAATTTAATTACTCATAAGTGGAAGTGTTGGGTGTGTAATAAACGAGGGTTAAAACTAACTACGTTATTTTACAAGGTAGGTGCTAGTGAAAGCACCATGAATAAAATACGAACACTTACAAAAACTGGTACTGATTATTCAAAACGAGTTAAAGATTTAAAGGAACGAGTTTCACTACCAGTTGAGTTTATACCAATGTATGCTGGTAATTACAGATCACCTGATTTTAGAAACGCTATCAGTTATCTAAAAAAACGTGGTGTTGGTAAACACGAGATGTTAAGATATAACATTGGGTATTGTGAAAGTGGTGAATACAATGGGATGGTAGTTATTCCATCGTATGATGCCAATGGTCAGTTAAACTATTATGTTGGTCGTTCATTTTATGAATCAGAATATAAGCATAAGTTACCGAAAATTAGTAAAGATATTATAGGAAATGAATTACTTATTAATTGGAAAGAACCTATAAACATAGTTGAAGGTTTTTTTGATGCCATCGCAGTTGGGGATAACACTATCCCACTTTTTGGAAAACAGATTCCAAACAAACTTAAAATAAAAATTTGTGATAGTGGTGTGAAACGTATCAACATCCTACTTGATGGTGATGCTATAACAGATGCACTACAACACGCAGAGTATTTTATTAACAACGGGATTGAAGTTCACTTAATCGAGATGGGTGATTTAGACCCAAGTGAACTTGGACAAGAGGCAGTTCAACAACTCATAGACGATTCAGTTGAATTGGACTTTCACCGAATAATGGAATTGAAACTTGGAATTTATTAATATACCATTTAAATATGATGTGATTGATAAGATACTTCATGTAAGTGATATCCACATCAGAAACTATCAAAGACACAAAGAATATATTAGTGTCTTTAAGCAATTATACAAGGAGGTTGATAAACTTCCTAAAAACTCTATCGTGTATGTCGGTGGTGATATTGTTCATAGTAAAACTGATATCTCACCTGAACTGATTAAGGTTACAAGTGACTTTCTAAACAACTTAGCTAATCGTAGAACAACGATTGTAATCACGGGTAACCACGATACCAATTTAAATAACACATCTAGATTGGATACATTGACTCCAATCATTGATGCCATTGGTAATCCAAACTTACATTACCTAAAGGATTCGGGTGTTTATGAAATTGGAAATGTTCACTTCACAGTATTCAGTATCTTTGATGATCCAAAAACATATATCAAAGCAGATACATTTGAAGCAGAAACAAAGGTAGCCCTATTTCACGGAGCACTTGATCGTTCTGTTACTGATGTTGGTTATCGTGTAAAGAATGGTGACTTACCAATTGATATGTTTGATGGGTATGATATGTCTATGTTAGGAGATATCCACAAACGTCAATTCTACGATAGTGCTAAGACAATCCTTCAAGTAGGAAGTCTCGTACAACAGAACTTTGGGGAATCTTACGATAATCACGGATGTGCTATATGGGATGTAGCCACTCGTGAAGCAAGTTTTGTTAACTTTAGAAATGAACGTGGGTTCTACACCATTGATATTGAGGATGGTAAACTTCCCGACTTAGATGGGTTACCAAAGTATCCACGACTTAGACTTAGAACTGTAAACACTACACGTGCTGAAGTTAAGACTCTTGTAAAAGAGATACGTCAGAGGTGTAAACCAACAGATATTGTTACAATACGTAATGATAAAATTAATAGTCAGTCTAATCAGAAAACATCACAAGCAGTAGTTAGAAACATTCGTGATATAAACTATCAGAATGAACTTCTTGAAAAATACATTACAGAGCATCACTTAGTGGATGACAGTATGTTGTCTACGATATATGGTATCAACAAATCTTTAAACCAAAACTTGTCTGGTGTTGAAATTACACGACACATAAACTGGAAACCAAAAGTATTTGAGTTTTCTAATATGTTTAGTTATGGTAGAGGTAATGTAATTGACTTTGAAAAGACTAATGGTATCGTTGGTTTATTCGCACCAAACCATAGTGGTAAGTCTGCTTTACTTGACGCAGTATCTTTTTGTTTGTTTGATAAGTGTAGTAGAGGTCGTACCGCTGGTGATATTATGAACAACAAGTGTGCTTCATTTCAATGTAAATTGAACTTTGAAATAGAGGGACAAGATTATTTCATTGAACGTTTGGCTAAGAGACAGAAAAATGGTTCTGTAAAAGTAAATGTAAATTTTTGGACTATTGAGAATGATAATGTTGTTTCATTAAATGGAGAACAACGTAGAGATACAAACAGAAACATCAAAGGTTTACTTGGAACTTACGATGACTTTGTATTGACGGCACTCTCAGTCCAAAACAACAACACAGGTTTCATTGATAAATCACAAACGGAAAAGAAAGACTTACTAGCTCAGTTCCTTGACATTTCTGTATTCGAAGAATTGTATCAGAAGGCACAAGAGGAAACTAGAGATGTAACAGTATTACTAAGAAACTTTAAGAATATAGATTACGATTATCAGTTAATTGAACAAGAAGAGAATCTTGAGAAACTTAATGAATTAGAGTCTGAGGTTAAATCTAAATTAAACTCTACAAAAGAGGCTGTTGATACACTCAATAGTGAAATATTGGAACTCAACAAGAAACTTATTCAAGTAGAGTCTACTCGTGATGAGGACAAATTAAATGATGAGAAACAATCTATACTATCAGATATTGATGTTGCCAAGTCAAAACTAAAAAAGTATGAAGGTTATTCTGTAACCAACGAGGAAAAGACAGTAGAACTATTGGATACCATATCAAAGATTGATGTGGATGAGTTGAAAAGAATTCGTGATATTTGGCAAAAGGCAGTTGAGAAACAACGTGAGTTAAC